TTAAACGCGCATGGATCGCTTCGTACCGCACCGAACAGACATCAATGTGGCTGGTTACGGTCACTTCCAGTTCTTGCACGGTGGTCATTGCTTCACTTCATCCGGCTTTGGCACCTGCGGCTCGGCCTGCTCCTTGATCTTGACGATGAGCGGCCACGCCCCCGTCTTGCTCGGCAAGTCGCCTAGCACTTGCAGGATTGCGTTCACTTCTTCAATGGACAGTTCTAGTTTAATCATGGCGTCACCCACGGCAGCGGCGGCGACACGATGGGCGGGTTGATTTGGTTCTGAATCTGCCCCTCCACCGCAGCCTCAGTCGCGGCCTTATCCACGCCGTTGGCCCAGATCCAGCCCAGCACTTGCTCTTGCGTCAAATCAGCGTAAGGCGTGAAAGCCTCGCCCTGCACGACGGGAAACGAACAGGTCGAGTAGACGCTGCCGTTGTATTGGCCGTCTACGCCGTTGCACTGCCAGTGACAGCAGATGACGTAATCCGCGCCCTCTGCGGTTTGCGGGATGCAGTTAAGAACCGAGATGTTCCATGTGATTACAGTAGACATTTATTTGCTCTCCAGTTGTGCGACACGCGCAGTAAGTTCTTGAATAGCAGCGGTCAGCGTAGCGACCAAGAATGAGGTATCAACGCCTTGGTACCGTGGCTTGCCTTCAGCGTCCACAGCGTCCTTCTCGCCAACCACGCAATCAGGCACAACTTCCGCAAGTTCATGAGCGATGAAACCCTGACCGTCAGAGCCATCAGCGTTCCACTTGTATGTGCAAGGCTTGAGCAACGCCACCTTTGCCAACGCACCTGTAATCGGTGCAATGGTGTTTTTTAAGCGATAGTCAGATGAAGTTGTGTATGCAACTGTTGTCGTGCCGTTATGCGTAATCTTGCCAGCCACGTTTCCTGCGCTATTTGAAAATAAAAGATAATCACCGTTTAAACTTGCATTTGAATCTATTAGCGCAATTCCTTGGTCGCCGGAACCACCGTTTCCGTCAAAAGAAACGCTTATTAGTCCTTCGTATACTTTTGCTGCTGTGTTGACACAAAAATCCCCCCCGCTCGTGATGCGGGCGCGTTCGGCGCTGTTAGTAGTAAAAAGTAATGGTTGAGATGCGCCTACCGCTGCCAACTCTGTAGCCGTTGAGCCAGCCGCAAAATAGCCGCGTGCCGTATCGCCAGATTTAATTGCAATAAGCGCACTGCTGCTGCCGTTGACTTCAAATAATCCGCGTCCTGCCACAGAGTAAGCAGCGGATGTTGTACCAAGAAGAAGGCTTACATCCGCTCCTCCGCTTAGCGTCATCGCCTGCGTCCACGAGATACCGGTGCCTGCGGTGCCGGAGGCTGCGTTGTACCAAATGTGGCTACCTGACGAGTGATCGTACCTAGTTGCCGCCGCAGTCACTCGATAAGTCCAGCCACCTAAGTATGACGTAGTGTAGGCGTTGGTTGCAAAGTAGGTCTGATCAACCCCTGCATAGGAAGAAACAGTCACAGAATCTGTTTGGAATCCTTTACCGTTTGAACCACTGGCCCCAACAATTGTCGTCGGCGTGACGCCCAGACCGAGGTTGCCGGAGGAGTCGAGCAACATCCTCAACGTATCACTGGTGCCAAATCCAAAATTCACCGCAGAAGTTGTACCAATGTTGACCGAGTAATTTCCGGCGTTCCCACTGCCCCAAAAAGTTCCGGTAGAACTTGAGACGCCATACTGGAAAACGCCGCCAGTATTAGAAACAGTCGCAAGCGCGTAGCCAGTAGTCGCACCAGAGTTTTTGAAGAACACGGTGTTGTTGGTGCCACCGATGTCCAGTTTTGCACCCGGCGAACTCGTCCCGATGCCGAGGTTGCCTCCATCAGTCAGCGTCATCAAATCCGTCGTGGTAGATGACGCGCGCTTGCTGAACGCAAAACTGTATCCACTGCCGTCCCCCATATAGATTCGATTGATGGGGGCTTCGTAACTGAACAGCATTGGGCCCTGAGCAACGGGCAGCGTTGCCGAGGACGTTACGTTAATTCCACCCTGAACAGTCAGTTTCTGCCCCGGCGAACTCGTCCCGATGCCGACGTTAGTTCCATCAAATACAAACGCACTCCCCGACGTCGCCACCTTTGACCCGTTCAAGTACAACACGCCGTTGGCGGTGCCGCCGGAGAGGGTCAGGTTGCTGCTGACGGTAGCCGAAGCAACAGAGACATTGGTAATGCTAAGGCTGCTGATCGTGAGGCTGGTCAGAGCCAGATTGGTAATACTGGCAGATGCAGCACGAAGCACAGTTGCAGAGAGATCCGAAACAGTTGCCGTGGTGGCGATCAGGTTAGTGATGGTCGCGCTGGTCGCAACCAGATTCGTCACAGTGAAACTGTTGGTTCCGAAGTCCTGAATGTAGTTGACGCCGTTGACGATATCCGTGCCGTTGGAGACAAGGATCATCTTCTTGCCAGTCGGGACAGAAACGCCGGTCTGACCAGATACCTTCACCGTCACCGCGCCAGATGCGTTGTTGAAGATGAAGTAAAGTTTCTTGTTGGCCGGAACAATCAGGTTGGTGTTTGTGCCACCCGTGCCGGTCAGTTCGATGTACATGTTGCGGGCGACACCCGTCGATCCGTTCGGGATCGTGATGGTTGTGTCCGTACCAGTCGAAACTGCCTGAGTGACGTACCCTGAGATCGCCTGCTCTAGCAACGTGCCAAGGTTGGTATTGGTCGTAACGCCCCAAGTACCGGCTTGGTCGCCCGTGCCGATCAGTTCCAGTGCGAGGTTAGTGCTGTAAGTACTAGCCATGTTTAAACTCCTAATTCACCGTAGGGATGTTGGCCCAAGTCGTGGTTTGCGAGTCATCGACATCAGACCATCCCGGTGTCTGATCATCGTTTAAATTCTGCCAGTTAGCCGACTGATTGTCATCGACGGGATTCCACAAGTATGCCCCGGCCATCACATCTGAAGCCGTGGCGGATTCGGCAACCTCGACATCGAAGGTCACACCCCCGGCCACGTCCGAATCAGCCGCAGTGACGATCTCATTGATCATCACCTTGAAGTTCATCTGAGCCGCTGCTGTCTCCGCCGCAGAGACGATCTCAGCCACTTTCGCTCCGAAGGCGGCTACCGATGAGGGGGTATCTGTTATGGTCGCAGACTCATCCACACTCACCAAGAACGAGAAGACGGAATACACATCGTCTTGTGCGGTTGCCGTCTCTTGGATCTGGGAGTCAAACTCCTGTCCTGCTTTGGGTGCGCTATCGACGTAAACAGCCGATTCGTTCACTACGACCTTGAAGTCGTTACTGGCCGAGTTGGCATCTGAGTAGGTCGCCGCTTCGCTGACCTTGGTGGCAAAGTTGACGTTCGACAGAACCGAATCGGTTCCGGTCGCAGAGTCTGCAACTGCTGCGCCGAGGCTATAAACTGAAGACACCGTATCTTGGGCGACAACGGACTCTGAGACGGGCGCATTGAACTGCGTACCCGCCCCTGTGTTGGCATCATTGATGGTCGAAGTTTCGTCTGAGGCGCGGTAGTAAACCGACATCCCCCATCCTGCTTGACCCCATGTGCCTGATCCGAAGCCGCCCTCTGACACTGTTTAAACTACAAGTTTCAGTTCCGTCTCCGCGAACCAACGCTGCTGGCTCTGGCCTTCGGCATCTACCCAAGGGATGAGATACCAAACCATGCCTTCATCGTCCATGCGGATCGACTGGACCTTGCCCTGCGGAACTACGACCTTCAGTTCAACGAGGTCGCCTTTCTTGAAAAGACTTGCCATATCTATCTCCTATCAGGCCGCGTCGAGGCTAAAGGTGTAGGTCACAGACAGAACGTCGCCGTTCTGCACCACGCGATCACCGGGGGCCGCGAAGTCGGACGCAGAGAAAAGGACGCCAGAAGAACCGCCCGGAGTGTCGCCGCTTGTCAGGAACGCGCCACCGACGTTAGCCGACGCATTGATCAGGAACTGCGCCGGGGCGGCAGAGTTAGCAATGACCGAAGGATCAGCCGTGGTTGCTGCACCGAAGGTCGCAGCAGGGCGGGTCGCGTTGCCGTACGCCGTCACTTCCGTCCAACCGGCATGGGATGCCATCGTGTCCGTCGAAGACGGATTGTTGCTGGAAGCCGGGCCGTAGACGCCGATATACCACGCCGCCGTATAACCTGAACCCTTGAAGAAGGTGGTGTTGACGTAAGCCAGACCCACATTCACCACGAGGTTATGGGACTTCTGTTCCCACTTGAGGTTGCCGTTTTTGTCGTGGCAACGCACGGTGAAAATACCGCCGCCCTTGAGACCGTCACGGGTGCCATTGCCTTTCAGGACATTTGCACCAACGGCATCAACAGACTTTGCCTTATTGATGAGCATCGTTGATTCTCCTAAGTAAACCGTAGTAACGCTGAGTTATAAGTGTTTGCAGGCATCTGCACCGTGAATGAGTTCGTGGCAACCTTGTCGTTGCCAAAACTCAGAACTGCGATGGACTTATTGGACTTACTGACGTTGTAAATCAACCCGCCAGCCGCCGTGAAACTGGCAGGGTTCCAAACTGCATTGTTGAAGTTGACGTAGACCACGTCGTTTAACTTGTTGATCGATACCCCAGTCAGAACGACACCGCCTGCGGAATACCCTGTGCCAGATACTTCGCCTGTCGCCGTGTAAACCGTGGTGTCTTCGCTAAGATCGGCAGTGCTGTAGTACAAAGCCAACTTGAGCGTATCCGTCAGGAGATTGTGTTCTCCTTTGAGGATCTGCTCTTTGAAACTCAGGGTAATGGTCTGGTAGATCATGTGACCGGAATCCTATTGAGTCCGCTCCGGTACGCATCCCGACGATCCTTGCCTTCGCCAAGGAGTTTCAGCAGGCCGAGCGATTCCTGATACTTCTGCTCGTAGTACTGCATCATGTCCTGCTCGCCCTTCATGTAGATGTAGGCTTCGCGCAGGGTTCCGTACAGAAGCACGGTCTCGAAATTATCGCCCAGCCAAGACGTACTCGCCGTAACAATGGACTGCGGGTAGTAGTAGTAATGCAGTTCGACCTGATAGTTGCTATCCGGGGTCGGACCCAGAATGAACGTGTTCTTGTCGAAGATGGCGTAGTACTTGGGGATGCCGATATCGTCCGGGTCCGGATAGCACTCACGAATGAAGTTCACATCCTTATCCAGCAAGAACGTCTGAGCATTGGTTACTGGGTCGATCACCGACAGCGAGAAGTTCGCCAGCCAGTCCGCCGGAACCGTCAGGTATTTGTTGCTTGGGGTCAATGTTCCAATCTGGTTCTTTCGGATCGCAGGAATAAAGACCGCGTTGTAGATCCGCTCTTCGGCCAACTGGACGAAATTGGGGATGTTCGCAACGAACGAAGTCTCCTCGTTCTGCGTGTACTGTTTAACCAGATCAACCAGTTGGGTGTAGTTCATGTCGTTACCACCGTCACGGTTCCGACTAAGCCGGTGGATATCAGGTAATTAGGGGTCAGGCCGGTATCATATCCTTCAGCGCCACCCACTGGGTTCCATCCATATTGGAACATTCGACTACCTCCTGCGCCTTGGTTACCCGGCGCGTAGAAGGTGTTATCAGGACGAGCGTTGCGAAGGGCTTGCGGGTCATCCATCGGGACACGACCTAACTGCAACTGCGGATGATCCACATCCATACATTCAAAGCAGACACGAATGCCAATGGGGAGCAGGTTTTCATACTGCTCGTTTAAATCATGCAGATCGTACCGCTGACCACATCGGTCGCAGAATCCGAATGCATGTTTACCACTGGAAAACGGTTTTCCCATTAGACATTCCTGCCAATGTACCCATTCATGGGAACGAATCGGACAGAGGCTTTTTCACGATCCTCGCCCGCCGCAAGATCCCACTGGAGTTCGTATTCCTGCTTGAGCATCCCCAAGCGGTCTGCGGCTTCCGGGCGCTTCATGGCGACGTAGTACGCAAGCCCTGCCACGAGACAGGGAAGGAACCGGGCGGGAACATCGATGTTGTTCGCGCCGCCTGTACCGACATCCTGAATACGACGCATCTTCCAGTAGATAAGCGTGTAGGTCTGGGTGTTGTCAGGGACGGGCCAGAGGTACACCACCGGGGCGGCTCTTTGCCGATCCACATAGATCTGCAAAGGCATCCCTTGGGTGAGTTTGTTGCTCAACTGGGCGTAGTCCGACACCGAGATGCGAGAGAGGGTGTAGTCGGTTTGGCCGGACGTGCTACCCGCATCGGTACGCAACTGGTGTTCCAGAAGGTCGATGGTGTCCGCTGGCATGGTGTAGGTGTAGGTTCCGGGAGTCAGTACCTGAGAACCCTGTTCTACCGTCCAGAGGTTGATACCCCGGTTCTGCCATTCCAGCGCCATGAAGTTCATGGACCGACGGGCAGTCTGGAGATCATAGCCGGTACGCAACTCCATACCCGCCCGCTCGAAAGCCTCCTCAACGAGGTCTCGAAACTCCGGGTTAAAGACTGCTGTACCGCTCGTAGCCATTAGACCATCCGACCTTTGGTCTTACCCTTGATCGCGCAGCCATCACGACTGCCACGTCCGGTGGAACCACCTTCTGCGTAGGTCATGCCGCCGCCCATCATCTTGCCCTTGCCATCAGCGGCAAAGAACGGGACTTTCTCTCCGCCCTTATCAACCATCTTCAGGCTACCGCCCTGTGCGTACATCGCACCGCCTTTCTTGTAGCGAGTCATACCGCCTCCCATCATTTCTTCACTGTCATCTTCCATGCGGTCTTCCATGTCTTTACCGCGACCTTTCTTGCCCACGCCAATGGCAATGATCATCATCGGCTTTCCGTTTTTCATCCTCGTGTCCTCCCGCGAACTGCACAGCCATCAATGCTTCCGCCCATTGCCATCTTCTTTGGCTTGCTCATGCCAGCCTCAGACAAGGCAATAGCGATAGCCTGCTTGCGGCTTTTCACCATTGGTCCTTTCTTGCTACCCGAATGCAGGGTTCCTTCTTTGAACTCCCGCATCACCTTGCGAACCTTGCCCGGCTTCTCAATCTGCTGGGCCATGTTGGCGCGTGACATTGCCATCTCATTTGCCTCTCTGTCTAAACGGCCTTACTTTTTGGGAGATGCCTTTTGGCTGCGCGACGAATTGCTTGCCTTGGGCTTTACCTTTACGTTTGGCTGCGGTGGTACGGGCATATTCCGAAGACGAGAGAGCCTTGATCGCAGCCTCTGGAAGATATCGCTCGCCCGTTTTACTAGATGGCTTACCACTTTTGGTTCTCCACTTCTGTTCCGTCCAAGCCTTCAGTGACTGCTGAGGGGCCTTCATATCAACGCTTTTTGGCCTTGAGCATTCCGCCCTTTTTCACCATTGCCATGTTGCTCATGCGACCCGCAGGAGCAGCCATCGGAGGAGGCGGGGGAGACATCGGACGAGTCGGGGGAGCATTACGGGCAGCGCGGGCAGCGTCGAGACGCCCACGAGCAGCGTTCACAGCAGCCTGCTGAGGGGAACCCGGAGCGCGAGTCTTATCGGACATCGCCCGGCTCATAGCCAAAGCGCGAGCGCGAGACTCAGGGTCAGTTCGCTGACTCAGCGGAACATACGGGGCTTTACCGCCAGCCTGCATCTTCTTAACACCAGCCTTCTGATTCGACAAAGTACGACCTTTCATAAGAACCTCTTAGGTAATAGGCCCACCAACGAGCCATGCATCGCAGGTACGATTACCCGCACATTTGAAATGGAAGAGTTCGCAGTACCCGAGATTGCTGGCTTTGATGACATCCATGGAACTATCCATGTGAGGCTCATCACCCGCCTCCATGCCTTTCGCAATGCATTCAAGCATCTTCGGGGTCTTGATAAATGCCGCGCAGTTTCCACACCGTGCGGTCTTTGCTTCCTCTGGGGAGATCATCCAGAGTTTTGCCTTCTTGGACCAGAACTTCTCTGAAGGTTCGTTCGGGTTCAGTGGGCCATAACCATAGTCTTCGATGGCATGGTTACGATTCTTCAGATTGACATGGATGTCCAAGGTCGCGACAGGGCAAGCCTTGCCGTCCTTATAGGATCGCTTGATGGCTGCGCCTATCGCATCCTTTTTGATCCGCATTGCCATATCAATCTCTGTAGCCGCCTCCGGCTTCACGGTACTTTTTAGCCAGCAACTGAGCCTTACGGGCAGACCACTGGCCTGCTTTGGTTCCGTGTGTCGAGGCGGCTTTGATCTGGTTAAACAGGCGCTTCCGCATTTCGGGCTTGGTGTAGTTGCCCGCCGCGTTGACCTTGCTCTTTGCCTTAGCCATGTCAGCAGTTCCACGCACGAAGAGACTTATTGATCCGACTGTTCGGATCATTCGCCGTCTTCTTGCTAGTGAGTTTCTTTTTCATGCCCTTCATTCGGGCGCAGAAAGAATCTCGACGTGGACCGCCTTCGGGTTGCGGGCGCTTCAGCCCCGGCTTGCCGGGATTGGCACGGTTATAAGCAGCCCTGCCTTTGGCATTTAAACCGCCAGCAGGGTCTTTAC